TAATGCTTATCGTTCAAGAAAACACAACGAACTTATCGGTGGAAGTAAGAACAGTCAACACGTTTTAGGTAAAGCAGCAGACATCTATGTAGAAAGTAAAACACCTAAACAACTTGCTAAAGTTATTGAAGGTTTAATAGAAGAAGGTAAAATGTCTGAAGGTGGTATAGGTATCTATTCCCGGAATAAATTCGTACACTACGATATTCGGGGCACTAAAGCTAGGTGGAATGGGTAAGCCTTTTAAAGAAACTAAAGTAGGAAAAGTTCTACTTGGTGCAGCTTCTATTATTAATCCTACACTTGGTAGTGTACTAGAAGGCGTTTTAAGCCCCCAGGAAGCCATTTCAGAGATAATTAAGGCTGACATACCACAAGAGGATAAAATTAAGCTACAAACGCTTATATACGAGCAACAAGTCAAAGAAATGGAAGAGATAAGTGAAAGATGGAAATCTGACGCTTCTTCCGACAGTTGGTTAAGTAAGAATGTTAGACCACTTGTTTTAATTTGGTGTATTGTTATTTTTACTATTGCAGGAATAGTCGATAGTGTTCAGGGTATACCTTTTGAAATTAGCAGTCTTTGGAATACTACTTTTGAAAATGTTATGATGGCGGTAGTATTAGCTTACTTTGGTGGTAGAACAACTGAAAAAGCTACTAATATCTTTAAAAAGAAATGAGTAAGAAACAAACGGCAGTAGTTAAGATAGTAAAACCAAAGGTCAAAAGACCTAATGTACATTCTAAAACCAAGTCCTCACAATTAAAATCTTCCAAGTTGTACAAAAAAAAGTACAAAGGACAGGGTAGATAAAATATTTTTTTTATATTTGACCATCTTGTTTATGCGTCTGAAATCACGATTCGGCAAGATTAATAAAACTGGCAAGAATGGGAAGCTACCAAAGCCAGACTTCAACCTAAAGCAAACGAAGGGTAGTACTACACAGGAGTAGTGGAATTGCAAACCTAATTAACCTGTTAAAATTAGGTATCTGAAAAACTCTGAAGGCTTTGACGAAGTATGAGTAATTTGGATGGGTAGCGTAGGGCTACCTATATCCTCTAACAACTGAAACTTTTCTAAAGTATAAATAATTTATATAATATATTAATATAATATTATAATTAAATAATAATATAGTATTATAAGATAAATTACATATTATACATATGTGTTCCCAAACAAGAAAAAAAAATATCTAAAAATAAAAAAAAATGAAATTAGATATAAAAATAAAACAACACGAAGATTCAGATGAATTTTATGATATTAAACTTTATACTTACAAAGAAGTTATAGAAACTAAAGTAGATAAAGAAAACCTTCGTTATTTGATAGGAAAAATAGATAACACTATTATACCTTGAAAAAAAGAAAAAGAAGCCGTAAACAGCTTATAATAGCTTTAGATAGGGTATTTTCTAAATACATTCGTACTAAAAATTTAAGGGACAATTTAGTTGAGTGTGTTACTTGTAAAAGAAGATACCCACTAAAGTCTATTCAAGCAGGGCACTTTATGTCGAGAAGACATTATTCTACCAGATGGGATGAGGAGAATGTTTATCCACAATGTTACGGATGTAATGTAATGCAACAAGGTCAGCAGTATTTGTTCTCAAAGTTTATAGATGAACAATTTGGAGAAGGGTATAGTGATGTTTTACTTTTTAAATCACGAGAAACAGTTAAGTTTTCAGACTTTGAATTAGAAGAAATGATTGAGGACTACACAAATAAGCTAAAAGATTTGGAAAAGAACTTAAATTGATTATATTTGTAATGCTGACAGGAAAGACTTTGTAGTAGTAGTTTTTTCATAGTAATTTGAATTAGTTTAGTGTTAAGGGAAAGGGGAAGTTTAAACGCTTCCTCTTTTTTTTTAAATAATTTTTAAATATTTTGTTGATAATTAAAATTTTTTATATCTTTGAATATGTTTAACACTAAAACTATTAATTATGAAAACTTTACAAGATTATCAAAACTTAAAAAACCAATTAGAAGAAATAAAAATAAACCATAAAGGAGAGCATTTAGAGGCTGCTTTCATATGTGTTACAGCTAAAGGGATGAATTGGAGAGAGTGCAAAAAGCTTGGTATGGAAAAAAGCTCTTATTACGGCTGGGTTTTCTATAGAACTTCGACAAACTCAAACGGCTACGACCTTTATGGGAAAATAGAAAAGGCTTGTGAGGGATTTAACTTAAGTGTAATTGAAAGACAGTTATAGGACAGAAAATAATAATAGGGGCAGCAATGCCCCTTTTTAAACTACTATTATGGAAAAACGATTTACTTACCTGCTTGGATTATCCAAACACACCGAAAACTTTTTAATGTACAACGAACTTAAAGAACTTAAAAGAGATGTTCTTAAGTTTCCTATGCTTCGACTTGAGGCAATGGAAAGACGCATTAAAGAACTTGAACAAGAAAACGAATTACTAAAAGCTAAACTTGAAATTTATGGACAAATCTAAACTACGAGAACTTTATCAAAAGTACGACTTACAACCAGCTGATTTTTTTAAGCATCAGCATTACACAATCATTACACGACAAGGTATTGAAAAGATTATTGCAGCAGAGCAATTTGATATTCGATATACAGTTATTAGATGTGAACCAGACTACGCAGTATTCAAAGCCACTATTACAAAAGATGGTGCTTATTTAGAAACCTTTGGTTCTGCTAAATATGGGGACTTTAAAAACGGAACAACTAATAGTTGGTATGTGGCAGAAATGGCGGAAAAAAGAGCGATGTCAAGAGCAGCTTTAAAGATGTCTGGCTTTTACCAATTAGGAGTATTTGGCGAAGATGAATCTGAATCTTTTAAGAAAAATGGATAGATACACAATTCAGAAGCTGTTTAAAGGACACTATCAAGTCATAGACGATAGAGGAGAGTCCTTGTTTGAAGGTAGCATATCTGAATGTTATTGTTATCTTTGTTTATTTGTAATGAACCTAATAGAAGAATAAAATGGAATATAGTGAATGTTGTGGTGCACCGCCATATCTCAATCAAATAGAAACCGAAAGATGCAGTCAATGCAAAGAGAACTGCGAATTTTATACAGAAGATTAATTAATTAAGAGTAATTTTAAATATTTAAAAATGAGTGCAATTGTAAACTTTAGTTTAGACCTTACTAAACTACCAAAAGACAAAATGATTAAAGGTAAGAAAGGAACTTACATTAACCTATCTTTAAACCTAAACGACCAAACAAATCAATTCGGAAGCAATGCTTCGGTAGTGGTTACTCAATCCAAAGAGGAAAGAGATGCTAAACAAGACCGAGTGTATGTAGGAAACGGAAAGGTGATTTGGACAGATGGTACTATCACAACTGCTGATAAAGAAAACGCACCTGCTTTGACAAGTGCAGCGCAGCAACCAGATAGAGAGGATGACTTACCATTCTAATTAGAGGGGGGCTATATGCCCCCTTTTTTTTTATCTTTAACACAAAATACTACACTATGCTAATTGATTACACTAAAGAACTACAGCACCTGAACAAAATACGAAAGGGTGAAATACGAGAAGGATTAAAGTTAGGAATACCAGAGATTGATGAATACTTTAGATTTAAGAAAGGAAATTTTAATGTAATACTTGGGCAAGCTAATGTGGGTAAAACTTCAATGGCTTTGTTTTTAATGCTTTTATATTCTTTACGACACGATATTAAGTGGGTAGTTTTTTCAAGTGAGAATGAACCTTATTCTATTATAAGAAAATTAATGGAATATTTACTTGCAGAACCTATAAACAAGATGTCAGAGGAAGCGTATAAGTATGGTACAGAGGTAATTAGAAATTACTTTAAATGTATTAGTCCCGAAAAACTTTATACCTATAAGGATTTGATTAGGTTAGCGGAAAGTTATAAAGCAGCTTGGGACTATCAAGGGATGTTAATTGACCCTTACAATAGTTTGATTAAAGATGCGGAGATGTCAAAGACAATAGATGGGCATAGTTATGATTACCAAGCAATG